AGCTTTTTCTATTTCTGAGAATGTATGTCCTTCTGCAAGTTTTTTCATCGTAAAATTATATTTTTGTTTCCAATCAGGAATCTCCTCTTTTTTCATGGCGATGTCAAGAGCTTTTGTAGGGTCTAGTATTCCACTTTTAACCATTGCACTTAAATCAGGTCTACCTTTACTATCTAGCCATTGTGCAGTCTCTATTCCTTGCATTCTCTTGTCACCTGATGCTATTTTCTCCCTCATTGCAGTCGCAAGGTTTGCATCAGGTTCTAGTCGCATTGAATTTAATGCGATAGCAGTATTCGCCCATTGACCCGGACTCATGTTATTCAGGTCGAACCCTTGGTTTTGATCTTGTTGCTGATTCTGTTGCAACAGTCCTTGATCATTATTATTTTCACCACCACCAAAGAACTGTCCGAGTAGTCCCATTCCCAACATTTGTCCTAGTCCTATTGCCATCTTATTCTCCTACGAATATGAACCCATCGGTTGACCTGCCTTCATCGAAGCACCCAATGTCAAGTAATCAAACAGACCCGGTGTTTTGGTCGAAGTCTGTATATTAGGTTGTGCATACACACCCGGTGCTAGTGCCTGATTCAAGTACTGTAGTCCCTGTGCAGGATGTCCTGTGTACTGTCCATACTTATCACCTGCTGCATCGAATACTGCCTGTTGCAGAGCTTGTTGCATTGCACCTTGTGTCGCTAGATTCTGATTGACAGTCTGACCCATTCCAAATCCAAGGTTAGATAGTTGACCTAACTGACCTGCTGCTCCTAGTTGATGTTGTGCTCCTGTAATATCTGCCTGTTGATTAGCTAATTGTGCTTGAAGTCCTGTTTGCTGATTTGCTAACTGACCTTGTAATCCAGTTTGTTGGTTTGCTAGTTGAGCTTGTAAGTTAGTTCCTATGTCAAACTGTCCTGCCTGTTGGTTGGCTATTTGGGCATTGTAGTCATTCATAATGTCTTGCATCGCAGCTTGTTGAGCATTTTGGTAACCTGCTTGTCTAAGACTTGCAGCTTGTTGTCCCATCATATCTGCGACACCTCTACCCATCTCACTCATGGCTATACCATGTCTTGAACCACCAAATCCACCTGCCATTTGAGCCTGTACACCTAACTGGTCAAGTCCTATGTTCGCACCTCTTAATATATCTGCCTGTTGAGCATCAATGACATTAGTCGTGTATGGATTCAGGTAAGGGTCTAGATTGGTACTTGAAAGCTGACCTGCTGTTACATTTGGACTTAGTCCTGATATACCTACATTAGTTGGCGTTACGTTTGTTCCACTTACAGACAATGGGGTGTAACCCATAGCATTTGCAGTACCCATTCCTGCTCCTTGTATGCCTTGAGCGGCTAGGCTGTTAATGTTTGGTGGTGTTGTTTGCCCACCGGGTACTTGTGCTTGTCCTGCCATTATCTTCTCCGTTTAATTGTTTTGTGCCAAGGTAATCCTTGACCTACTGTTGATACTGGTGTCATATTTCGTAGTGCTTGTTGTTGTCCTAGAGTTGGACTTGATACTGGTTTTGGAGTTACTCCCCAATCACCCATACCTTCTCCTTCTCCACCTGCCCATACTGGTTTTGGAGTTACCCTCGGAATATCACTAAAATCATCCATAGAGCCTCCTGCCTGTAGAACTGCCTGATTACCTCTTTCTATTGATTCTGGTTTCTGTACATTACCATCATAGTTCGAGTTCCTATCTATCACCCTCCTTGGAGGACTACCGGGAGCACTTCCTCTGAATCGACTTTCTCCTCCACCACCTCTCGGAACAAGTGCAGGTGTTGCATTACCAAAGAGTGCATTATATTGTGCTACTGCTCCCGGCTGTTTCGCTTGTAACTCTGCTAGAGCTGATTCATACATTGGTTGAGAGCTGTATCCTGAGAAACCATCGAAATCTGTTGGAGTAGGCATACCACTCGTTGCAGTCAATGTGTTTGGAGCTAGTAAGCCAAATGCCTCTCCTGCTCCTATGTTGGCATCGAAAGCTGCATTCTGAGTAGGTGTGAAAGCTGCAACATCACCACCATAATATGGCATGTAAGGTATTTGTTGTACTGCCTCTGCTCTTTGTAGGTTTCTTTCTGCTGGTGCTCTTAACCAATCAGGTAATGCTTTTTCTGTTGTTTTTTTACCACCCTTTCCTCCACCACTCATGTCAAAACTCCTTTGCTAATGTTACAAATTGCTGTTTCCATCCCCTTGAGGCTAGAATCTTCTTCCAACCTGCTCTGCCACTTACAGTCATCCCTTGGCAATCATTACGCTTGGCAAATTCAACAGCACTATCATGCATGTCCGTTATTTGGTCAATTCCATGTCCCATTTCGCCACCTGCAAGAAAGACATGCAAGAATTTCTTATTAGGATACACTATTATCTCGGTAACTGCACACCCTCTTTCACCACTCCAGAGTTGAAAATGACCACTCATCACTCCATCTACAATGTCTATAAAGTCATGAGTATCTCCACCTTTATCAAGTGCAGACTGTATCCACTTCCTACATTTTAATAATTCATCTTGTATATTCATGGGTCTAATTCTATTTTTACCCAAGCACCATTCTTTGATACTACTACTGTGCCTTCAGCTTCATCCCACATCAATATTCCATTTTCAGAAGCTTTAGAATCAGAGTCTTTAAATTCTAATTTGTTACGAGTATTGACAATAAATTTGTTTATACGTTCTCCCCATATATTCCACTTGTCTCCTAATGGTGCTGGCGGTATTCGTCCACTCATCGTTTACCCCCTACCTTTGCTTCTATTCGCATCACACCTGTTCTCCAATCTGCAAGTTTGTTGCTCTCCACTCTCATTCTTATCTGTCTACCTGAAAATCTGACAGGTGTAGGATTAGCCATAGAGTACGAACCATAACTCCTTTCGGTATCATTTGGATGGAATCTCGTCTTAAAGGTAACCTTGACATCTCCCTGTGTCAGTTCGTCAGGTATAAGATTAGTTACTTTCATAATCTGGTCACCATTGCCAAGGCTTATCGAACCTGACTCAGCAAATGGTGTCGCAGAGCCATGGTCTAATCCATATTCGTGGTTGAATAAATCGCCATCTGCATCTGCCCATATAGGGAAATCGAATACACCTCTATCCACACCAGCTGTTCTGTCTAATTCACCAACCGACCAATGTCCTTCCTTGTAGTCATAGGCAACATAACTGTTATTCTCTGTAGAGTCTTCTGATGTATAGAACCACCATATCTCACTATGTTGTGAGTTGTGGATAGCGTATGCCTTGCTGATTTGACTGCTAGATATGTCCCTGAAGATATAATCACTAACATCGCACTTTAATTCTTTAGCAACTGAACCATCAAACATGAAGAATCCGTTTGCACCTATCCAAAATGCACCCTCGTCAATAGCTATTGCACCTTTTCTCGATGCTACACCACATGCTGTTCCTACTCTCTCGAATCCATACACGAATGGCGGCCCGCTATAAGTAGCTATATGGGCATCTGTATCTGTCAGAATCAATGTTGTTCCTCTCATTCTGACACCACACATAATCTGTCCTGCTGTCTGCAACTCGAAATCACCTGCTTCGTTTGTCGCTAAAGGTGACCAAACTGTGTTTGCTTCCTTATCGCACCATTGAACCTTTCGAGGATTACCGCCTGCTCCGAGGGCGAATACGAATCTCTCTTCAGTCACCAACATGGAATTATTGCTTACTGGTGCATTGGTTAATGCTGTTGGAAGAACTCCTGTATCGAGTTGCCACTCGTAAATCTTGCCATCCTTGGATGAACACGCTAGAAGATATTGTCCCCAGTTGTCCAATGCCCAAGTTGTCGCTTCCTGATAGACTCCTGTACTTGGTCGAGTAGTTCCATAAAATCCTAATCCCCAGAAACCACCACCATAGGCAGTATTTATTGTAGCATCCACATCTCCTGATGTGAGTCCTGAAGGTGTTATGTCTGAAAGTGTGCCTGATGCATTGATGTAAATGAGTTTGTCATGTGTGCCAGCAACCATTGCTGAAGCATTGCTATTGTCCACCCAAGCATGTAATGCTCTTGGAACTGATGCTGTTGCAGATGCTTTTCTTGTATCCCAACCACCTACAGGTCGCATTGAACCATCGTTCCATCTGACCAAATTAGCATCTCTCCATCTATTCGATGACTCGAAATCCGTTCCGTTTCTATAGACACCCGGTGGTAATTGTAGTGGTATTAATGCCATAATATTATGCTGCTATTTCTGTCCATGTTACTGAATCGTTGACTATTGGTGTCCATGTTACTGAACCCTCTGCTATAGGTGTCCATACTTCTGCCCCCTCTGCTATAGGTGACCACTTGAGTCTTCCTGCTGCTATTACACTTACTGTTGATGTCATCGTACCTGCTCCTAATCTCACATAACCACCTATCGCTGTTATTGTCGTAGTCGAGGTCATTGTTGCACTAAATAGCGTCACTCGTTCTACAGAGATTGCTATAGATGATACGATACTAGGCGTAGCACTAGCCAATCGTACACGTTCACATGCACCTGTTATGGTACTGGTTGAAGTTAGTGCTGCATCTGCTTCTCGTACTAACTGACCTGCACAGGTTGTTGTAGCATTAGAACTAAACGCACCTGCTCCTCTAACTGTTGAGAACGCTTCTGTAACTACAACAGTCGCTCCTGTAGCTAATGCTCCTGAGCTTCGGACTCGTACACAACTCTCTGTA